GTCGCATCTTAACCTGCATGTAATAACCTAGTAAGCCATTAGCTTGTGCTACTTTATCTTTAACGACAAAGAAGTAATAGTTTTGTCTAGTGGTAGCATCTGCAAAAGGCCATGAGGCTCCCACAATTTCAAAAGTATCACTATTAGCCGTTGATATACCTAAACCAATATTAACTACATCTTTTAAATCTAATACGTGTTTGTTTGCGGCTGCCACGTATGACGCTGTGTTATATACACTTGTATCTATAGTTAGTACAGTAGTACTTTTTGCTACTATAGGACCAACTAAATGAGGTGTAGCCATGCTACCAGATGATATATCTGAAACATACAATAGATCGTACGCTCTATCGTCTACGTCAAAACCGTTATAACCAGCTGCATTTTTTGCTTCTATGTCTGCTGGTATTTCGTTAAATGATATTGTTCCGTTTGCCATATTATTAATTTAATTCACTTACTGTTACTGTTGCACTTACCGCTGTACCACCTGTTATTGCACCGTTAGCTAGCACTTTAAAGTTAGCTGTGGCTGTATCACCTTCTCTTATTCTACCAAACTTATCACCTGATCCACTATCTAACACAAGATAAGCATCTGATGTATTATTATCTATATTTGCACTTAGTGAACTATACTCTACTTGAAACTCATCAACAAATTTACCCGCAGCTGAAGCTGTAAATGTTACTGAATATTGAAACTCTAATGCCTCGTTGTCTGCTTTTACAGCAAACACCCCACCAGCTCTTTCATCTATAGCACTTTCAATAAAACTACCTGATCCAGTTAGTGTTGTTGTTGATACTGTAGAGCCTGAGCCACCAACGTTTTGAGATAATTCAAGTACATTTTGTGTTTTTAGTACAACGTAGTCATCAGCTGTACCGTATTTAAGTATGTCAAACTGTACGGTTATATTACCTCTACCACCTGTACCAATTATACCAAACCTATGATCAACAACTTTTAATATACTACCGTTAGCCAGTACAAGGTTACCAGTACTAGAATCGTATGCGTTAGTACCATCAGTTTTTAAGAAATCATTTTCCACATCAAGATCATCTACCTTAACAATTAAACTTTGGTTATCAGCTGCATTGTGCCTTGCAACACTGAATATTTGAGAGAACCTATTATTTTCTGTAGGAAACTCTGTATTAGCAGGCATCCTCATTAAACTAGCAGAAGCTTGTGCTGTATTCATTTGCACGCCTGTACCTGGGTTTGTACCTAATACCGAATCGTTTGTCAACTGAGCTTGGAACTGTATACTATTGTTTGGTCCAGCAGGTAGCGAGCCAAACGTATTATGTGGAAATGTAGATTCAGACACTATTAAAAATCCACTTATATGCACTAATAATGTTTGAGGTATAGTAAACAATACTTTAGCATCGTCTGTACCATCAGAGTTATCAAACTCATCTGTTATTACATATCCTGTGGCTTCGCTAAGTAGTATAAATACGTTTCGTCTTCCGCTTGTGCCGTTAGCTGTAACTTTTATTATTGCTTTTGCTTCGCCGTTATCACCTACTGTTAATGTTTTTTGACCAGTTGAAAAGCCGTTACCATCTAATATGTTAATAGCAAGATCAGTACCAGTTGAAGACACAACACTTGCGCCTAATAATACTTGTGCGCCAACAGATCCTCTGACTATTATCTCTCTTTCTTCTTCATCTTTTGCAAAATCTTCTTGTGATATTTCTGCAGCAAATATAGCATTAGTTTCGAGGCTAACAGCTTTGTTTGGTTTAGATATTAATTTAATATTTTCTTCAGTAAGATTTTTATTAACTCTTGATCCAACAACTTTAAATGTATAACCCGTGCCTTGTGCTGTAGGTCCAGTCACTTCGTAGTTATCTTCAATTTCACCTGTTATAATTAACTGTGGTAAGTTGTCATCTGTAAACTCGTGGTTTGAGTGTGGCGTAACTAATACATTTAATAACGTCGTACTTGTATTACTAGTACCAGATGTTGTCCATGAAGATCCATCAGCTGCTGTAGCTGATATAGTACCACCACCATCTATATCGTTTACAGAAGAGTTTGATATAGTCTTGTTAAACGTACCAGCTAACGTAAATGCGTTAGTAGATATTTTACCTGACGTTACAAGAGGTAAGTCTAACTCAATATTTTCAGGTAACATTTTAAAGCTATTTAGCTTTGTAGATACGACCATATTACCATCTGAGTTTATTGATGCTGATGTATTGCCGCTACCTGTTGTTGCTAAATAGTTTGTATTAAAACTTCCAAATGTAAACGCTGAATCAAACTTGTAACCTGCTTTTGGTTTAACAATAAATGTAAATGTGTTTGCCGCTGTTGCACCAGGTAATATATTAACGCTTTGATCATCTGGTATTATTATATTACCACCATCGCTATTACCTATGCTAACTGTAACCTTATGCTTTTTAACATGCTTCATATGAGCGAAGTATTTATTTTCTTTTGCTTTAAATGTAACGTCAGCGCCAGTCTCTTGATCTGTTGTTATTTCATCTGCAACCCAACCAGTGTCACCTTCATAGTTAAGTGTTTTAAATTTCTTTATAGCGTTTCTATTTTCATTAAATATAATGTCTATAGTTGAGTCTACTTGTGCTGCGCCATAAAATGTGTTTTTATCAACGTCATTTGTGTGTTCGTATAAGTCAGCATTTTTAAACGTATAGTATGTGTTGTTAAGAGATATACCATATTCTGGTATGTATGACTTTCTACTTGGCCAACCGTCTACAGCTTCTTTAAAACTAACAGTATCATCATTTAATGTTATATTGTAGCTATTGTTGTCTTCATTGTAGTTACCAATAACAGTATCAGCTAAAGCTAAGTTATCACTAAAGTAATCGCCCATGCCTTTGCCTGATATGTCAGTTAAGCCATCAATTGATAACCTCAATACTTTACCTCTATCTTTATCAGAGAAGTAACTTCTATAACTAAAGTCAGCAAATGATTCAGGGTTTTTACTTATACCAAAATCACCAGCATAAGGTACTGCCTGGCCTAAAACATTATTTGTTGATACTAATCTAGCATCACCATCTGCTTCAAACACAGCGTCTTTATTAGCTAGCACCTTTAATACTTTATCTTCACATAGGACTGTAAGGTCATTATCTCTAGCGTGTAGCTTTTGTATTGAACCATACACATCGTTAATATCTTTTGTTATTTTTTCTGCTTGTATAAATTGATTTAGTTTATTAACACCACTTGTAGAATTAAATAAGCCTGAATATATTATACTTGTTTTTCTTCTTTCTTCTGCAAACGGTTCATCTAGCGTTGCTGATGCTGTAGCACCTTTATCTATACGTATACCATTGAAATCATCTCTAACTCTATCTGACTCAACACCATTACCAAAGCTAAAACAGTTGTACCATATTCTACTACCGTTTCTATTATTACCTAAGTTTTGCTCAGTGCCATGATCCGCTATTGGATATGCGTCACTTGCCTCGTAGTATAAATCAAGATCTGTTATAGAAGGTTTTGGTTCTGTTTCCCAGACAGCAGGGTTACCTGTTTTCTTTTGAACTTGATTAGTTCTTTTTCTCCATAATTTTATTGTAGCATAGTTTAATCTTTTTCTTATAGGAAATACTTGACCAGTACCTAAACCGTCTACACGTAAGTTACCACCATCACTACCACCAGTTTGCGATGCTAATGGTCCCCATACAATTGGTGACTGTAAAACTATATCATATCTTATACCTCTGTTTGCACTGCTAGCATGTCTTCTTGTAGAGTTAAAGTTTCTTACGCTTGTTAGTTTTACGCTTCTTACTTTTATTCTATGTTGATTAGGATCACCAGCAAAAGACAAGTATAAACCCTTTTGACCTCTTAACATTTCATGAAACTGAAAGTCAGTTTGACCTGTTATTCTTTTGTTTTCATCATTTCTTGCTGTAAAGTCTCTTTCTTTTGGTGCTGTAGTATCTGAGTTTTTTCTATCATCACCGTAGTCTATATAACGTAATGTTAATCTGTTGTTACCTTTTTTAGGACCAACAACTGTATTTTCTTCTACAAATTTACCGTTAGCTCCTTTAACAGTAAACGCCGCTGTACCAGCAGCTAAATCACCAGTTGGCTTATTACCACTTTTATCTAAGTCATGCTCTATAACAAAGCCAGCGCCAGCAAAGTCACTTCTTCTTGCATCATCTATAAATATCACATTGTTACCAGCTTGAGAAGAAGTTAATGTTTTACTAGCAGCCTTTGTATCGTTAAAATCAATTAATTTAAATTTAGCTTCAGCTACTTGGTCAAACTCATCAGACGGTCCACCAAATATATTTTCTGCTATGACATCATCACGTTTTAGCTTTACAAAAAATCTACCTGAAAACTCTTCATTTTGTATTATTATTTCCTCAGAAAATAACTGTATCTTTAAGTCACTTACTCTGTTATCTTTAGTACCAACCCAGTTAACATCAGCGCCAAACTTTTTTACTAATGTAAACTCATAATAATCATCAGCATCATTAAAATCACTACCACCACCATTATCAAACTTAGTTACCTTTTCTATTTGATAATAATTAGTAGCACGTACGTCTGTTAAATCTGTTATACGTATAAACTTATTTTGATTAAAGAAATTATCGTTACTAGCTAAATCTCTTAACTCACTATCATCAACACCTATCTTATCACCGGCTATTCTAAATGTTCTAAAGCCCTCACGCGGGTGACCAACTAGTGTGTTTGGAAACAATTGAGTAGTGTCAGATAGTTCACCTATTAATTCTTTTTTCTTAGCTATAAATTCAGGTGGTTCGTTTTGTATATCTAATATTTTATACTTCTTAGATTTAACGCCATATTCATCTGGATCAAAAGATACATTTTTACCATTTTGTTTTTTAAGTATTAGGTAATCATCTTCTGTCATTTTGTTTCTTTCTGACGATGGAAAACTTAACCAGAAGTTATCTTCTTCACCCTCATAAAACCTGTCCATTATAACATTATAATACTCGTTTGAGTTTTCTTTAATATAATATTTATAATGAGTTGCCCACGTTGGAGCATCAGAGTTTATTTTAGCTTTTAATGTATTCTTTTTATCAGAGTATGTACCGTCTAATTTTAATGAGCTGTCTGAGTTAGTAAATACAGGTGACTGCCTACCAAACTCATCTAAATAAACAACACCAACTTGATATGTTCTTAAACTTTTAGCAGATGGTTGTGGTGAGTTTCTATCAACTTCTGTAGGCGTGTTTGTTAATTTTATTTTAACAGCATCTCTAAACGTATTGTTTTGTAGGTAATTACCATACATTAATCTACCAGCTGTAATCTCTTGTGCTTTAGCTTTACGTGGTACGTTATCATAAGGTCTTAGTGTTTGATTTGATTCAATAGTTTTTTCTATTTGTTCAGATGTTATAGTTATAGATTTTTCTTTGTTCTTTAATGTAGATACTAAATAAACATTAGGAGCGTTTGACTCTTTGTATAATACATCAACCTCAGCTACATCAGGCGGTAACGTATCAAAAGTATTAAGTGTTATTTTTCTAACATTGTTAACCATATTAACATTATGGCCTTCTTCCATGTTATATATAAACTCTTCATCATCAGGTATAAATGCAACGCCTGTAAACGGAGAAAACGCAGAGTACTCACCGTCATTGTATTTCCACCTGTACGCAAACCTAGGAAACTTATCTTGAAAAAATGAATCACCTTCTTCAAGTTCAACGTTCCATAATTGTTTATCAGAGCTTAACATTTCGTCTGACGTTGATAATAATATAACTGTTACTGTTTGACTAGTACTACTGACATCGTCTATAGACTTAATACTAACTCTTGCTGTGTATACAGTTGAGTTATCAGTTGTTGTGATTTTTAGTATATCATCTTCTTTATAATCTGGTTGACCTGTTAATACTAAAGTAATTTCACTACCTATTGATTTTGGTGTTGTTGACTCATCTGCATCAACAAACTTATCGCCGTTAGTATCAATAAACGTAGAATCTACTATACCATCTCTCAAAGTTCTTTTTATAACAAGGTTTGGCGCGGCCTTTGGGTATTTTTTAATTACAGTAATATGCTCTTCTAATAAATTACCACCGTATATCTGTGTGTGAGCATCAAAATCACCGTTAGTAGCTGCTTTAAATCTATTTATATTTATTTTTTTTGGCTCAGAGTTATCATCAGTAAAAAACAATAAGTCATCAATTATGTTTATACCTGTTATTAAAAAGTCTTTATTAAATTTAAACACATCGCTGGTAGCCTTAACAGCAATTGCAACTGGTGAAACTACACTTGATGCAGCATCATATTCTAGTATAGCATCTTTATTATCAGAAGTAACGAACCAATATATTTTATCGTTCTCTGTATCTCTTGCTGCTCCAATACATTTAGGGTTAGTGTAGCCATCAAAGACTGTTGATGCTGTTATTTTAGAATTACCGTTTGATGCTTCAATAGCAAAAGCATCAGAAGTTTCTGATGTAGAAACTTCAATATTCAAGGCGTCTCTATATTCGCCTTGTGGTACTAGTCTTTCATCCAAGTCTTTATTCATCTTGGATTTTAAAAATTCTCGTCTAAACTCTGGCATGTTGTATTAACGTTTAATCCATTTAGATTTGTTTCTCATTATCTGAGCTAACTCCTCTGACTTAAGGTTTGATAATCTTATTTTAGCATTACGTAGCGCTGCAAACCTCTCTCTCTTTAATAGAGGTATATAGCTAGGTGCTACAGAAGTATGTGTGCTTGCTATTGAATATGCTATATGTTTATATAAAGCTTCTTCAGCAAACTTGTGTATTTGCATTTCACCTTCTGTTCCTAGGCTATCTGATAAATAATTTATAACTAAATGATGACCGCTACAATCACCACTTAAATGTATTCTACCCTGTACCTCATCAATATAAAAAGTACCGTTATCTTGTGCAAACTCTGGCGTTAATCCATATCGTTTACCTTCATTAAATCTAAATTCAATGTCTGTATCATCACTAAGGTTTAATGATCTTTGTGTTGTTTCAGTACCTGTATTATTTGCTTCTTTAAACTTATTCCAAGCTTCTGATTCTGATTTAGTTAATGCGTTACCATCACCATCAAATAAATAATTGTAATTGTCATCTTGTAATAAAGATGTAGGGTTATTTGTATACCTTGTAGGATATAATTTCTTGTATATACCTTGGCCATCAACTAACTGCAAACCTATGTAATTAACATAGTCATGAGGTAAAGGAACGATAAGCGATGGTGGCACGTCTATTTCTTGTGACTTCTTAGATTTTAAAGTATCATAGCTAAACTCAGCCAAACCTCTTCTAGCATGAAATAAAACGTCTGTTCTTTTTACTTTTGGTATTACTTTATTTTCACCTACATAAGCAATTAAAAAGTTATTAACAATGTCGTCTAATGAAACATATTGATACGTACCAAAGCTTTCACTTAACGCTCGCTCTTGTACTTTTAGTGTAGCATTTGCTTTTGGCGCACCGTTGCTTTCAAGTTCATTAGTATTATTTGTATTACCTGAAAAAGTTATTGTTGGTGATGAATAGCTATAATTGTCAGTATCTATTTCAACATCATTAACAAAAACTCTAATATCTGTCTTAGCAGCTGGTACGCTAGGAAAGAAAACATTTGTTAATGTAAATGTAAGTTGACTGCCATTTGGTTCTGTACTAAAACTACTTTGACTTTGCTGGTAATATGCTTCTTGTGTTTTTTGAAATAATCCTGCCATTTAATTATCCTTTTTGTTGTTGTATATCTTCAATATTTTCTTTATCACCCACTTGGTAAACATCAGGCGATTTCATAGCTATACCTGCTAGTTCTAATATTTTAATAACTAGCGTTGGCTCTTCTGATCCGTGCAACTCAAAGTTAGTTGATCCTGTTGAATTATATAATGCATCGTTGTTTGCATCTAAATAAAAAGCCCAGTTAACCGTTGCTGGTTGTTTTATATAGTCTACTGTTATTGCTTCATTAATCTCACACTCTTCAAAGAAAGGCGTTGTTGCTTTACCTTTATAAACTTTTATTTTATTACCCTCTCTTATATATACAGGCTTTGTGTTTGTTGGTAGTAATATATTGCTTGTTCTGATTAATCTCCAGTCTTTTTTTGTAACAGCTTCAACCTCATGCCAATTAGCTCCAGTACCATCTATATCAGAGTGTGATAATTCTACTGTTGATAATTTATGTAGCGCAGCTGGCAAATCATAACCACTGTTATAGTTTCCTAAGTTTGTTTCAAAAACTTCAAACAGTGCTATTTTTTCTTGCAAGCTAGTTACAGCGTCAGCATGTCTAGTATCATTACCTGGTCTTCTAAGGTATTGATCTAAGTCATAAAAGTATTGTTCAAATATTTCTAATTGTGCTTGATTTGCAAATCTATTATACTCTATAGGTGTAAGGTAACCTCTTTGCTCTTTGTTTGCAATTGACTGAACTCTAGTGTATACGTTGTTTATATTTACTGCCATAATTTCTTTTTTATAGTGTAGTCACCCCATAGAGATGACTACTCTATAAAGTGATTAATTAGCTTAATCTTTTTTCTAAATTGTTATAAGCTTCTAAACCTTCATCGGTTTTAAACCAAGCTGCTAAAGCTGAATATGGATGTTCATCAAATGGAACGTTCATAACTTTTCTACCTGTTTTAGCCCATGTAAATGTTCTATTGTCGCCAGATAAAGTTATTAATCCTAATTCAACACACTTGATTCCAAAGTTTCTAAGCTGAACATTTTCATCATTTGCTAACTCAATCAGTAATTCTGGATTTTGTTTAGCAAACACTAATATGTCTCTTCTTAGTTCTTTAGAAGTTAAGTTAGAAACTTCACTACCTTGTTCTGTTCTTAGTATCGCTTCTGCTCTATCGACCTCCATGTCTCTAGCTAGATTTAAAGCTTCTATTTCTAAGTTAAGGTAATCCATATCATCTTCAGCTTCTTTAACTAGATTTTGTTCTTGAAACAAAGTGTTTCTATCTGGATGATATAGTGATAATAGTTTCTGTAATGTTTGTTTTTCTTTTGGTACATACAGTGCACCATTTTCAAATACAATATGACCAAGTCTTGCTTCACCTTTGAACTCATCTACAAATGGTGTTCTTTGGTTAATTGTATATTTTAACTCTCTCTCATATCCTTTCTCCTCATCAAAGTAAAATATACCTCTTGATCTTATAGTATATGTTAAAGGATTTAAATCTCTAAGTAAAAAGTAGTTTCTATCCTTTATTTCCCAAGTGTTTGTGTTTTTGGGTTGTTGTTTTACAGCTTCAACTACAGGTGCTTCTGCAGCTGCCGCTTTCTTTTTTGCTTTTGCCATGATATAATAAAATTAAATATTAAAAAAATAAAAGGGCTAGGCGCCGAAGCGCCTAACTCTTTTAAAAAGTATTAGTTAAGTAACATGAAGTTATTAGCTCCTTGTACTACTAGACATCTTTCTGATAAGAAGTTGATCTCCATAGCATCAAGATCAGATGTGATGTTTCCACCTACTGAACCTGTTATCCATGTTTTCATTCTTCTGTCATCAGTTTGAGAAGCTCTGTATCTTACGTGTAAGAAAGGTCTTCTCATGCTTCTACCAACTACTTCATCATATACTGTTGAAGTACCAGCTGGAATTAAAACACCTCTGACATCATTGAAAGCGTCTTGACCTCTTAATGAGATATCATTTAAGTATCTCCAATCTGATTTGTAGAAGTCATATGATGCTCTTCTAAATCCAGAGAAACCTAAATTCAATGCCATATCCTCAGAGTTGCTGAATACACCGTAAGATGTACCACCAGATCCGTAAGAGTTCTGAGCTGCTAACATATCATCAATTGCTAATGATACTGTTCTGTTACAATAAAGCATGTACTCTTCAATAGCACCTTGCTCGTCAAACTTTTTAAGAATCTCATCAAAAGATCCTAAATCATCTACTGCACTAGTTCCTGCAATACCAGAAGTCACATGACCTCTAGATGTGATAGCTTTAAATAAACCTTCAGTACCGAATGATTTTCCTGCACCGTTGATTGAATTATCAGCTACTGATCCACCTACTGTACCTTTTTCTGACTCTAAAAGAGACATTTCAAGATAATCAGCGAATCTTAGTCTAGTTTCAGCTTCTGCTTTTAGATACCATAAGTATCCTGAAGTTCCGTCTTCTGCGCTAACCTCAACCCAACCGATTCTTGAAGTATCAGATCCAGAAATTGAATAATGATCTTTTAAGATAATTGGTTTGTTGTTAAACGTAGTAAACTGTGGCATAACTGGTTCGTTACCAGTAGTGTTGCCCATACCGTTAGTTCCTTTACCATACTCAGAACCATAAACAAATACTCTACCACTTGAGCCTAGAGTTGTTGTGTTGATACCTGAAACGTCCGCAATATCACCTGAAGCATCACCTGTTGTATAAGGAGCTACTGTGATTTTGTTATCTGCTGGTAAGTGAGTTACTAACCCTCTAAATACTACTGCGTTAGCTTGTCCATCAGATACTAGAACGGTTGAACCAATTCTAATACCATGTTTATCAGCTGCAGATGCACTTGATCCTGGAGCTTGACCTAAAGTAAGGTCACCAGTGTTTGATCCTGTTGCATACGCTGTTACTTTGTACGAAAGGTGTAACCTACCTTGTTCTGTCCAAACTACTTGATCTGAGCTCATTGCCTCTTCTGCCCCAATTGCTGACAAGAAACCAGATATAGTTCTTTTACCATATACTTCTGCTTCTTGCTCAATTAGATCAGGTAGATACTGCTGAGACCAGTCATTACTACCAGATGTAAAATCTAAATAGTTAGTAGTTATCGCCGCCTTAACTGGTGAAGGTACGCTATTTAACGACCCACCAGCACTTGGAGTAATTGCTGCCATAATTATTTATATTTATAATTGTTAAACTTTATTTTGTTTTTGGTTTAAAACGAAATGAACTCATATCATTGTCTTGTAAAATTTTTACTTTCATGCCGCCCGCTTCAACTTCACCTAAACCTTGTCTAGGTTCCATGTTAACGTTTTTTGCTTTAGCTATACTTTCTTTTATAGCATCGGCTCGACCTTGTTCGTAAAAATGATTCGCAACACTGTCTGCGTTCATTGCGGTAAACAAAGATTTATGATATCCTTTTGCATCAGATATTGTATTACTTTTAGTATCAACAAATTTGTTAACAAAATTATTAATATCACTCTGTTGCTCTTGAATATTGTTTGCGTCCTTAACGTTAAATCTAAATTTCTTTTCACCAATGTTGTATTCAAAACCTTTAAAGTTTTTGTTAAATACATCTTTAGTTTTTTGTTGAAACACAGATTTACGTTGCTCTGCAATTTTATCTTGCTCACCTCGTTCTTTACTGTATCTATTAAAGAAATCAATAGCCTTTTTTTGGTCAGGCGTTAACTTAACACCAGCATTAATCTCTTCATAGTATTTAGACTTTTGCCTGTCTAATTGGGCTCTAGCGTCGGCAACTTGCTCTTTAAACGCTAATTTCTTTCGCTTAATGTTCTTAGGATCATCAACCTCTTCATCGTAGGTAAATGAGTCTTCCATTAAGAAGTCAACCTCATCACTTGATAAATGTGGTTTAGTTTGCCTATAGTACTCTCTTAATAACGCTGTGTCATCAAACTTACTATAGTCTTGATTTAACTTAACATAATCCTCAAGATCACCACCAGTTTCATCCATAAACTTCATAAGCTTTTGGATATTCTCTGGTAACGCTTCTCCAGTTTCTTCTGCCTTTTCAATTGCCTCTTCAACCGCCTCTTGTACTTCTTCTACCTTTTCCTCTACTTCTTCATCAGTTACCTCTTCAACAACCGGAGCTTCTTTTTCTTCAACAACCTCTTCCTTTTTCTCTTCTACCACTTCTTCAACAACAGGTGTTTCCTCTTGTTTTACTTCTTCTTTAGGTTGTTCTTCTTTAACCTCTTCTTCTTTTGTTTCAGCAAGATTTACCTTTATAGGTGTATCATCTTGTTGAAACTTTTTAAGACGAGGCTTTTTTACTTTACCTTCACCCTGTGGTGACTCGGCGTTATTTTCGTCTATCTTGACGTTTTTCTCATCATTTGCCATAATATAATATTATAAAATTAAACATATGTACTCTCGTACAATTTCTTATTTACACTCGTACGCTACAACACTGCCTTCAGCTAGTGTAAATGAAGTCCATTTACCGTACAATATAGTACCTACTGGAAAAACATCAGTGTTTACAACAGGTGTGCCAGCATCTGAGTCTTCAGTATTTATATAAATACTATTTAAAGATGGTGTATCATCAGCATCAATAGAGCCACTGCTATCAGTATCAGTATCATACTCTTTCATCTTCTCAGATATTAACGCTGTAAACTTTACAGCTGTTATAACTTCAATAGCGCAAAAGTAATTTCCTCTACCAGGTGTTTCAGCATTTGTATCATCAATCCATCTTGATGCTAAAATGTTACCAGTCCAATCATTAGTTACTATTGCCATTATTTTTTATTTATTTGTTAAACATTAACTTGGTTCAAATCTTCCTAAACCAATACCTCCGCTTATTATATCATTACCTGAAGATTCAAAATTTTTATTTTTTCTTTGCTCATTTGCTTGCAATTTTACCCTATCATCTTTCCTGTCTTCTCTACCTGCCTCTCTTTGCCGCGTCTGATCTGCTTCCATTTGTTTTAATTGCATGTTATATTCAAACTCTTGTGCCATTAAATCTTTTTTAAGCTCAGCTTCAAGTTGTAGTTTATTAGCGTCTAACTCAGCTTTTTGTGATTCACTTTGTAATTTTAAAGCGTTTATAGCATTTTGCTTTTGAACTTCAGCTTGAGCGGCAACTTGTTGTGCCTGTGCGTTAGCCTGTGCTTGCTGTTGTATATTAGCTTGAGCTAGCTGTTGATCCCTTTGTATTTTATTTTTACGTCTAACTTTTAACAATTGATTTGCTAATTTTAAGTTTTTAACTTCTCTGATATCAATAGCATCTTCAAGCTCAATATTATTTGCTTGTAAAGCCATTTGTATATTATTTTCTAACAGTTGTTTTTCTTCTTCATCAGGTGCTAACGTTAAAAATATTCCAAAATCGTACAAGTGTAGTTCGCTTAATTCTGCTAACGTTGCTACATTGTGAGCGCCAACAGCTTGTATAAACGCGTCTCTTGTTGGCGAGTATTCTATAACATCTGATATTCTTAATGATAAGTTTTCTGCTGTCTCAACAGTTAAGTACAAACCACCTTGCAATATATGTCTTGTTGCTACATTTGAATTAGCAGCTGCAAGTTTTTGTATACCAACTAAAGCGTTTTTGTCTGGTGTGCTAGCGTCTCTTGCTTCATTTAATCCGGTCACGTCTCTTATCATTTGTAAATAATAATTGTACGTGGTAATTAAACTTTGCAGCTTTTGACCGCCACTACCACTTTGTATTTCTTGTATAGGCACTTTACCTGGGTTAGGATCACCTTCTTGTGTTAGTGATCTACCAATGATACTACCAGTTTGGAAGAACATATTTAATGCCTCTTGTGGGTTATAATTTGTGCCGTTACCTAAATCAACTTCAGCTAGACCATCAGCGTCTAAGTAAACACCGTCAGGTACTAATCTAGACATAACCTGTTGTAGCTTTAAGTGCGTTAATTGTATCATATCAGCAAAACCTGTTATTCTACTAACTAATGATTCTATTTTACCTTTGTATATTCTTGGCGCATGTATAGCATAATTCATTTTAACCTTCGTGTAATCACTTTTAGGTCTTAGCATGTTTTCACATAATCTCCATCTTAATAACTTCTTTGTACCTAAAACTAAAGCACCTTCATATAAAACCTCTAATGAGTTTGATAATTTTTCAAATGGTACTTCACCTACAGCCTCAAAGCTATCATCTTTTTGTATTGCTTTAGATGCTCCAGTACCTGTTTGTTTTAATTTGTAAACTTCATTATTATAAGTTTTAAAATTAAAATATAATACTTGCGCTATATTATTATCAACGTTATTATCATTGTATGATGAGCTATATCTGTTAGCTGCATAAGCATTTTGATGTGGCTGATCTTCTATTTCTAATAAGTCTTCATTTGTTAAATTTGGAAATTGCTTTTTAAGCTCGTTAATAGGTATATTTTTTACTTCACCAACATAATATATATCATCAAAATATGGAGACTCTGTATACGAATAAACCATATTTGCAGGATCAACATAGTCAATAGTAATCCCTGATGACGTATCAAAGTTATTTTTAACAGCCGCTATACCTAATACAGTTAAGTCATAGTATAATCTTTTTGCTATGTTATCGTATTTATTACCATCAAACAAAACATTTAACGCTTGCTCTTCAGCTATTTCAATAGCTTGTTTGTAACTAAGCTGCATGTGAACTTGTAATTCTTCTTCAGATCCTGGTAAGTCTTCTTGATCATTTTCATATAAGTTAATACCTAATGTACCAAATGCTTGATCATTTATTTCTCTGGTTTGCATATCTCGTAATAAAGATTCCATGTAGTCAGTTCTTTTTTGAACGCCATACGGATCTTGAGAATAAGCTCTTAGATCATAGCCTCTTTCAGCTATACCATTTACAACAATATCAACAAACTTTGGAATTATAGGGACTGGTGTCCAGTCTAAATTTAGATATGATAAATCACCATTAATAGATAACTCATCTTTATATTTCTGAACTGATTGTTCGCCTCTTGCGTATAATCTTAATTTATGAAAATCTTGTTGGTTTAAACTAAATCTATTAGAGTTAAAGTCTTTACCAAACCATTCAGCTTCAATTGCTTGAGCTACTTTTAATCCGTACTCGTAGCTGTTTTTTTCTTGGTCACTAACTACTTGACTTGGAAAATAATTTTGTGCACTTTTTGTGTTCATGTTTTATTTTATTATTTGTGAAGTAAATCCATCGTTGTTGTATCTTGCAAAGCTTAAATCCACTTTCTCTCTTTCAATTTTTTTATTTGGTTGATACAGGTGTCTATTACAAGCCATAATCGCAAGCCCGCTGCTAATAGTAGCATCAAACTTAGTACGCCTAGTAATATCAAATTTCGACCAATCATTTAGTGTTCTATTAAAATACATATTGCCGCAACCTCCGTCCGCTTTTAAACCTACATGTTCTTGTATGTAAGTTTCAATTGCTGCCGCGTGAGCTTGCTTTATGTCTTCACTAGAGTTTGGTATACCACCTATTTCTTTTTCACTTTGTGATAATTTATTCCAAACTTTGTCTGGCCTGTTCATTGAATAACCTCTATAACCTCGTCTTCTTAAATGATATAGTAAACGTGGTTTGTTATTCTCTGCAAGTAAAGGCATTCCATAAAATATTAATGCCATTAAAACGTCTTCAAAAAATATCTCAGCTGTTGCTGGTCTAGCTACGTATTCTAAAAAGAACTGACTAGGTGGTGCGTCTTCCATACTAAACTTTGTTAATCCATGTAAAGCGCCATTAGATCCTAAACCGTCTACAGTACCTGATATATCGTAACTATCACAACCAAACGCACCCATGTGTTCGTTACCTGGATATTTAATGCCATTTCTATCAATTACTCTATTTTGTAAGTGAGTTGGCGGTACCCAACTAATTCTAAATCTACCTTTAGGATCAGGATAAAATTGTACTTTTGAATCCTTAACTCCATTAACCCATTGAAAATTACCAATAGATATACCTTGATTTGTTTCTTCGTTATAATCTATTTGCTCGTATATCTTTACTAAATTAAATATACTGTTTTTAGTTTCATCTCTAAACGCGTGCTCTTCAGTTCTTGGAAACTGACGATAAAATTCGTTTAATGCGTCTTGATCATTCTTTAAACCGTCTGCTTCGTTCTGCCAATGATCTATAACGCCAGTATCAATAATGTCATTGTGTGGACCGTAGATCTCGTTATCTGGTGTATCAAACACAGGTAAGCCATACTCATCCATAAAGCCTTCATAGTTCCACTCCATTGGTATAAAAAATGAATATAGTCCTGAAGCTGTCTGGCCATTTTTATTTCTTTTAGTTACGTCAGAGTTATAATATAATTTCTTAAAGTTATCACCACCTTTGTCTAACGCATTACACGTTGAGCCCATCATGCACTTACCAATAACTCTACTACCTAATCGTAATGTAGTTTTTGTTACTCGCCAGTTGTTTAATATATTATCTGGTCTTTCCCACTTACCACTCTCATCGTGTACTAGTAACTTTAATTTTTCTCCGTCATACGAATTATCACCGGTATTTTTCCAGTCAATAGTTGTATCGAGCCCTGTGAGTTCTTCAGGTTGATCTTCGGAACTTGCGGTGAGTTTTCTTCTAGTAAGCTTTGAAGCAGGTACTCTATAAGCCAACTCTGTTTTGGGTCTGTCCATCCCGTCTTGGATTGGTTTAAAGAAGAAAGGATAGTTGACCGAAATCGGGACAATTTTATCCGTGAACATTTTCTTCGCATCGGCACCAGATTTGGACAATACCCCGAAACGTGCATCGGAAGATATTGTGGCAAGGTTGACTGTTTCGCCCGATGCCATAAAAGAAAAGCCCGAGCGTCTGTTCTTGAGATAGCACATGCCATAACTTCTGGCATCCGCTTTACATGCCTCCCAAAAAATAAAGAATAATCTATTGGCTTCTCTAAAATCTGGGTTTCCAACGTCAATCTTTGACCATTGGAGGTACATGTAATGAGTACCGGTAATATAAGTAGCAATGCCTTTGTTATAAAACCAGAAGCCATTTTCTCTTTTTGTAAACTCTTCTTCAATATAGTCAATATACTTGCTTTTAAATTCATTAGGATAATCTCTCCAATCAAATATAGATTTTATCCTATTAAGTTCTTTTGGGTATGGTGTTACTTGCCATTTGTCCTTTTCAAACTTATGTATTTTCTTTGGTTGTTTAGGTAATGCTATTTGTAGGTTTTGTATTTCTATTATATCACCTATCATACCCGTTTTAGATATAACAACAATATCATGCTCTTTGTTATATCCATACTTCCACTTTTTACTTTTGTTTAACCTGTTAACCGTAGTTAACTTAACTGGTTGAACAATTTTATATAATGTTTGTTTGTACATTATTTAGATCTTCGTTCAGCAAAACCACCAAATGATTCTTGCTTATTTTCATTTACTACACCGTCAAGCATATTCTGCTCGTCTTGTATTTTATTTAATATCTCAAACGCATCAAATATAGCTAGCTTCTTAGTTGCTGCAGCATTTTTAAGTCTATCAGCTGATACATCTTCTTCTGTATCTACAATTTCTTCTTTAGCAACTTTGATTAATTCATCAACAGCTTTATACCCAGCTTGGATTATATTCTTCTTCTTGTCCTTGATATTCATATTTAATTGTAATTGAATTAGTTAACACCCTATATAATCTCTCGCGCTCTATAACGAACTCAAATCTACTATTAGGGCTAAAACCTACTAAAGTATTTTCTGTTAATCCTAGCGCATTTAATTTATTATTAGAGTATTTTAAAATACCTATTAACGGCTGCTCTTTTTCATCACTGAGTTTATCATACGATTTTATTGGCTTTACAAAACAATAATCATCAGGAGCTGTCCATACACCTTTATGTTTATATAAAAATATTTGATCTTTAGAAACACAGTATGTATCTTCATCTATAAAGCTTCTACTGTTTTTTTCTAAGCCCTCTGCATTATACCATCTTCTAAATACATTATGGTGAAGAATTACTTCATCACCAATCTGTATATTAGTATCACCAACCTTAGGTAACGCTTTTACAATTCCTGTACGGTTTATCATTAAATGGTCTTCTAATGAAGCGTTCAGCACGAGTTCGGTATCACCTACTTGCTTCGTGTTGTTATAGCGTTTACCTTTTGGTGTTATGATAAAGTCAAATAGCCCTTTCAATATTCTAAGTTGTATTCAACTGATATTGCCATGTTTTTGTTAAAATCTTTCCAAGGCAACACGTCATTGTTCTTTTTTATAAATACACTGTATTTACTTTCATCTTCTAAGATGTCGCAAATAGTGTGCCCTCCATAAACCTCTTGGCCTACAGAGTAGTGCATAGCATCGTTTTTATAATCTTTGCCAACACTAATTTTTCTTATCAGCTTCATCTTCTAGTTTTTTATATTGACCAGTAGTTACGTCAACAGTAATTTTATCACCATTGCCATATAAAACATCAAGCTTCTTGTGAAACTCTTCTAGCTGTCTCTGTAGATTTACTATAGCTTGTCCTATAACAATCTTCTGTGTTTCTAATGTGCCAAGTCTAAGTTTAGCTTGGTTTATGTTAGAAACTCTATCTTGTAATTCTTTTAATTCGTCTTTTTTTATCTTCATTGTATTAAATTTTATTTTTTATTTTTTGGTTTTCTGCTATCAATAAACCAGTTTTTATACTTATCTCTTTTAGCAGTTATGTACTCAAAGTACTTATCAACTTTTTCTTTCCAGTTCTTATCTATTCTAGGACATATAATCCCTGATTTAGGACTTGAAAAGGTTTTATTTATATAATTTCTTGCATCGTGTTTGTTATCAAACAAATGATTACTAACACAATAAAAAGATCCATAAAATATACTATTCCATACATCAAATGGTTCTATATCTTTACCTAACACAGCTGCGTATACAGCACTTTCACTTATATGTGTTGTGTAAACTTTCTTTGCTTTTTGTATGTAGTAGTACATATCCATCTCTCTTGGCAGCACGTTTTCTTGTCCAAAGAAGTCTTTCATTTCACCAATAATTTGATGAGTTGTTATTGGGTGTGGTTTAAATAAAACATTACCCTTATGTGCTTTTTGTATATGCCTCATTTTGTTCAAACAACATCTGTCTTTTAATTTGTTTGAACCTGGAAGTATTACTAAATAGTCTTTAGCTGGCCACTTTTCGTACTCATCTAATCTATCTTTATACTTGTTGGCAGTATTGTCTGTTATGTTACTTACAAAATAAGAAGCATAATCTAAAACTTTATGATCTTTATCATGAAACGCATCTGGTATTTGTGCGTCTCTTATCTTGTAGTTCATTGGCTGCAAATAAAAACACGTTGCCAACTCTGTGTATGCCATTGTTTTAAAGTAAGGCATCTCTTCTGCCATTACATCATAAGCATACTCTATTCCGTTTTCGCTACACTTTCGTATAACATAGCCCTCTACTTGCTCCAAGTAATCGAGCTTATCATTTTTTTGAAGGTGCCCTATTCTTTCTTTCAGGACCTTCCTATTAAACATTTCCATATAATTAAATTAAATTTAAATTTCTTTATATACTATTACACACTTTTAGTGTTTTCTAACTAGAGCTATTGTAGTCTACCCTGTCAGTATTGTAATCTGCTCTTACCGTATTGTAAAATGCTATTGTCGTATTAAATGTTGTGGTTGTATTAAACACGGTATTAGTGCTTATAACAGTGTTAGTAGCTCTATTAGTACTGTATACTGTACTTGTAGCTCTATTAGTTGATACTACAGTTGTTGTGTTAGTTGAAGTGTTATACGTTGTAGTTGTATTTCTATTAGTTGTGGTTGTAGTATTAAACACAGTAACCGTTGCTGTTGTGGTATTGAAAGTAGTTGTTGTAGCCGTGGTAGTATTAAATACTGTATTGGTTGTTCTATTAGTTGACACAACAGTATTAGTTGATCTACTAGTTTCATACGTAGTTGTTGTAGCTCTATTTGTTGATACAACAGTACTAGTAGCTTTTTCAGTAACAGTACTTGTATTAAACACAGTTGTTGTATCTCTGTTTGTACTTATAGTAGTTATAAATATTGTAGTTCTTGATGTATTAAACGTAGTAGTAGTATCAATATTAGTTTCGTATGTTGTGCTAAATAACGTTATTGTAGTAGTACTAGTGTTAAATGTAGTTGTAGTAGCTGTACTTGTATTAAACGTTGTTACTGTAGCAGTAGTTGTATTAAACACCGTTGTTGTGTTAGTTGACGTGTTAAATACAGTATTGGTTGTTCTATTTGTGCTGTATGTTGTAGTTGTAGCTCTATTAGTAGCAAACGTTGTTTCAAACACAGTCTCAGTACTTCTTGTAGTTTCAAACACAGTCTCAGTAGTTCTTGTAGTGTTATATTCTGTTGATGTAGTTCTGTTTGTTGAACGTGTTGTTGTAAACGCTGTTATAGTATTTGTTGAAGTATTAAACGTAGTCGTTGTATCGATATTTGTAGATACCACTGTGCTTGTAGATCTGTTCGTGCTAACAACCGTACTAGTTGTTTTTTGCGTGACAGTTGATGTATTAAACACGGTAACAGTCGACGTGCTAGTATTAAATACTGTATTTGTTGTTCTGTTTGTGCTATATGTTGTCGTAGTATTAAATGTTGTCGTTGTGCTTGTATTAAACGTAGTAGTAGTACTTATAGCTGTATTAAACGTAGTTGTTGTAATAAAAGTAGTTGTGGTACTTGTATTAAATGTTGTTACAGTAGCTGTTGACGTATTAAACGTTGTAGTAGTATTTCTGTTTGTACTGTATGTAGTGGTAGTAGCAAACTGAGTAGTGGTACTTGTATTAAACACCGTATTTGTTGTCCTTGTAGTTTCATACGTAGTAGTAGTTGCTCTATTGGTAGATACAGTGGTTGATGTACCAAATGTAGTTGTAGTACTAGTATTAAAAGTAGTTGTCGTACTTCTGTTAGTGCTGTATGTAGTTGTAGTGTTAAATGTAGTTGTAGTACTAGTATTAAATACAGTTGTCGTATTAGTAGATGTATTAAATGTTGTAGTCGTAGATCTATTGGTAGATATTGTAGTAGTCCTTGACGTTTGTGTTGTAGTCGATGTATTAAATACAGTGTTTGTTGTTTTAGTCGTATTAAACGTAGTAGTGGTAGCTCTATTTGTACTAATAGTGGTAGTTCTACTAGTTGCTGTAGCCGTTGACGTATTGAATGTTGTAGTAGTAGCGCGGTTAGTAGATATTGTAGTTGTTCTACTAGTTGATGTACTTATAGCTGTATTAAATGTGGTAGTTGTAGCCCTGTTAGTAGAGTACGTGGTAGTAGTAGCTCTATTAGTTGATATGGTTGTAGTTCTACTTGTAGCTGTTGCTGTAGAAGTATTGAACACAGTAGTAGTAGCTCTGTTAGTAGATACAACAGTATTGGTTGATCTATTTGTAGATATAGTAGTCGTACGTGACGTAGATGTTGTAAACGTAGTTGTTGTTGATCTATTAGTAGATACTGTTGTTGTGGTTGACGTATTAAACGTGGTTGTAGTCGCTCTATTTGTTGATGTAGCTGTAGACGTATTAAATACAGTTGTTGTGTTTCTATTTGTAGATGTTCCAAATGTTGTAGTGAAAGTTGTAGTAGTCGTACGATTAGTTGATTTACTTGTGTTGAATGTTGTAGTTCTACTAGTATTAAAAGTAGTAGTAGTACTAGTATTAAAGACAGTGGTAGTATTTCTGTTAGTTGAAGTTGAAGTACTAGTATTAAACACAGTTGTAGTATTTCTGTTTGTACTACGTGATGTATTAAACGTCGTGGTAAAAGTTGTAGTAGTAGCTCTGTTTGTAGACACGGTTGTAGTAGTACCAAATGTCGTAGTAGTACTTCTGTTTGTACTTATAGTAGTTGTACGCGACGTATTAAATGTTGTTGTACGTGATGTTTCAAACGTGGTCGTAAAAGTTGTAGTCGTTGTTCTATTTGTACTACGTGATGTAGTTGTATTAAACACTGTATTGGTAGTTCTATTAGTACTGTATGTGGTAGTCGTACCAAATGTAGTTGTTGTACTTCTATTGGTACTTATTGTTGTAGTACGCGAAGTGTTAAACGTTGTGGTTCTAGAGGTATTAAACGTTGTCGTAAACGTTGTAGTAGTAGTTCTGTTTGTAGACCTTGATGTAATGGTGTTAAATACCGTATTAGTAGTTCTATTAGTTGATACAACTGTACTTGTACCAAATGTAGTAGTGGTACTTCTATTAGTAGATGTACCAAACGTGGTTGTAAATGTAGTCGTAGTGGTTCTGTTAGTACTAATTGTAGTGTTACGTGACGTGTTAAATGTTGTTGTTCTACTCGTGTTAAACGTTGTAGTAAACGTAGTAGTAGTGTTTCTATTAGTAGATGTAGTTCTATTTGTTGACGTACTTCTACTGGTATTTTTATTAGTTATTGTACTTGTATTAAACACGGTGGTTGTATTAAACACAGTGTTTGTAGTATAAGTTGTAGTAGTATTAAATACTGTATTTGTAGTGTATGTTGTGGTTGTACTAAATACAGTGTTTGTAGTTTTGTTTGTTATAGTACTAGTGTTAAACGTAGTGGTCGTAGCTCTGTTTGTAGACCTAGTTGTGTTTGTGTTAAAAACTGTAGTTGTACTTCTGCTTGTCTGTCTATTAGTTACTGTACTTGTGTTAAATGTTGTTGTTGTATTAAACGTTGTTGTTGTTGAGCTGGTGGTACTTGTGTTTCTGTTAGTAGTTGTGGTTGTTGATGTGTTGTAAATAGTATTTGTACTAAACGTAGTGGTTGTATTAGTTGATGTATTCCACGTATCACCTGCATCTTCAAACGCAATACCTATTTGATATACAGCTCCGCTACCTTCTTCATAACTTGTTGCAACACCATTTGATTCAGTAAAACTTGGACCACCACCCGCCCAACCAGTGTATGCAACCGTAAATTCGTAATGTATGTTTGAGCCGTTTGTTCGTTTTGTTGCAGCTGTAATTTTATATGATACGCCAGGAGCTGAATAAGCACCACCACCAGCATCAAGAATACCAAGAAGTCGTAATCTACCTTTAACGCCACTAACAACTGTTGCGTTTACAATAGCATCCATGGCACCTGAATGATCTATGCCGGTACCAGCATTGCCATATCTTGAAACAGTAATCTTTGTTGTATCTTGAGGGTTACCACTTGGGTTATTTACTCTAAAAAACCCATTACCCGGATAGTCACTCGAGCCCTGAGCAGAGCTATCATGATCAAAAGCATATAGCGGATCTGTATCTGTAGCACCACCTCCACCTTCTCTATTATTAACCCACATGACATGTTCTCTATTTGTGCTAAACAGAGTTGTATAAGATGTTGATGTAGAGAACGTAGTTGTAGTACTTGTAGTTCTGTTAGTACTTACCGATGCGGTTGTATTTGTAGTAAACGTTGTTGTTGTGGTTCGGTTAGTACTTGTACTTCTACTAGTGTTAAATGTAGTTGATCTACTAGTAGTTCTACTTGTACTTACAGTTGTACTTCTATTAGTACTAAACGTGGTAGTTGTTTGTGTTGGTGTGTCTGTAACTAAAGTTGTTTGAAAAGTTGTAGTAGTATTAGGCATTGTCTACACCTCCTTTCCCAATAAGTATGCCGTTAACGAAGTAATTATAGTTAACGTCTATCTTACATATATCATATACAGTCTCTGAATCGTCAAAGTCTATTTGCGTTATCTCTATTTCATTACCGGCAACACCGTATAGCTTATCACCAACAAGTAATTGGTTTACATTGAAATCTCGCCACATATTATTTCTTTTTGCTATTATAGGTTGGTTGCCACTTGCTTTAAAATCAGAGTTAATTGTGTATATACCTTTTGCTCCCATAACGAAAACAGTCTTTTCATCTTTTTGTTTTTCTGATCTATTACCTGAAACATCTGATGATAGTATAGTCTTGTGTTTTCCAACCTGCCACAAAGGAACAGCCTCGTTAGCGTTAATATGTATTATAGCATCTTGCTTTACAACGCCGTAACCTGTTGGTGGTATCTGTGCTGTATATACTGGTAAGTGATATACGCTTTTATTATAATATTGATTTGCAGGTGGGTTTATATTTATATCATGAAAAACAATATGTTCATCTGGCCAGTAAAATTTCATTTGAGCACTTGTTTTATTACCGATCCAGTTCCACCAAGATATTTTACTTCCTTGCTTTGCTTTTTGTTTTACAAAATACGGAAACTTTGGATGTAAGTCTGCATCGGCATACGTGTCCATTAGTATTACATCGTACCTACCAGTCTCTTTAATTAAGCTTAACCACCTATCATTTACAGCTCTCACTGTTGGATTATTAGCGGCAAACTCAGCTAGCTTTGGTTGTATTTGTGGATGTATTTCTGCTATAGTGTGTGACGCAGGTTTTCTAGCCTGCACAGCTGTAGATAATATACCCATACCAAAACCACACTCTAAAACATGATCACCTTCGTTGACACACACCTCTGCCATCTTTTCCATAATAGGCTGTTCCCAACCCATCATAACTTCCCATGTTTCTTCTTCAGATGGATTAAACCACTTGATGTCTCCGTTATCTTCAAACGTAAGCTCGGCATCAAGATAGTTTTTTTCCAGTTGTTTGTATGTCATATTTTTATTATTACATATTTTAGTTAGTATTAACCTATGGGGCGTCACCACCACCGCCACCACGCGGAGGTAGTCCACCGCCACCGCCACCGCCGCCACCTGATGTAAACGTTGACCTTGACGTATTAAATGTTGTTACAAACGTTGTAGTCGTATAGGTTAGCGTACTAGTATTAAAAGTAGTGGTTGTTGATGTATTAAACGTAGTTGTATAAGTTGTAGTTCTAGAAGTCTCAAACGTTGTTGTGGTACTAAATGTAGTTGTAGTTGATCTATTAGTAGATGTTGCAAAAGTAGTAATAGTATTAAACGTGGTTGTGGTGTTTGTACTTCTAGTTGTAGCTGTGTTTTTGCTTGTTACTCTACCAGTTAACCATGCCATTAGTGTTGACTGTTGGTATTCAGTGCTTGTGCTTCTAGTTGTAGCTGTGTTTCTGTTAGTACTATACACAGTAGTTGTGCTAAAAATAGTAGTAGTATTAAACGTAGTAGTTGTGCTTCTACTTGTAGATGTATTTCTATTAGTAGATCGTATGTGTGAACTATATTGCGTGTTAAATGTAGTTGTAGTTGATCTATTGGTAGATGTAGCAAATGTGGTGGTAAACGTAGTAGTAGTTGCTCTATTAGTAGATCTTATGTGTGAAGAATACGTAGTAGTAGTATTTCTATTAGTTGAGGTACTTCTTGACTCAGTTGTATTTCTATTTGTAGACGTACTTCTTGACTCAGTTGTATTTCTATTTGTAGATGTTGCTCTGTTTGTAGATCGTAGATGTGATGAGTACGTAGTCACAAAAGTCGTAGTTGTATTAAACGTTGTGGTAGTTGAAAAAACTGTTGTAGTGTTACGGTTAGTACTTCTTGATGTGTTGAACGTGGTGGTTCTGCTAGTGTTAAATGTTGTAGTTGTGCTCGTGTTAAAAACAGTAGTTGTACTTCTATTAGTTGTTCTAGTCGTGTTTGTGGTAAACACAGTTGTAGTAGATCTAGATGTCTGTGTAGTTGTACTTGTATTAAACGTTGTTGTAGTATTTCTATTAGTTGATGTAGCAAAAGTAGTGGTAAACGTTGTGGTTGTAGTGCGGTTAGTACTTTTACTAGTATTAAACGTAGTTGTTTTAGATGTGTTAAATGTAGTGGTTGTACTAGTGTTAAACGTAGTTGTGGTTGACCTACTAGTTTGCGTGGTTGTACTAGTATTAAAAGTTGTAGTAGTGTTTCTATTAGTAGACGTAGAGAACGTAGTCGTAAATGTAGTTGTAGTAGTACGATTAGTAGATTTACTTGTATTAAACGTAGTTGTTCTAGATGTATTGAACGTAGTAGTGGTACTTGTATTAAACGTGGTTGTTGTAGATCTACTAGTCTGTGTAGTTGTACTCGTGTTAAACGTAGTAGTAGTTGCTCTATTAGTAGTTCTACTAGTAGGGAAAGTTGTTGTGAATACAGTGTTAGTTGTTCTGTTTGTACTATACGTTGTAGTTGTACTAAATACAGTATTTGTAGTTCTATTAGTACTTATGGTTGTAGTTCTTGACGTATTAAATGTAGTTGTTCTACTTGTTTCAAATGTTGTTGTGAATGTTGTAGTAGTTGTTCTATTAGTAGAACGTGACGTACTAGTAGTAAATACGGTATTAGTAGTTCTATTAGTACTATATGTAGTGGTTGTATTAAATACAGTCGTAGTTGATCTGTTAGTACTTATAGTTGTGCTTGTACTTGTATTAAATACAGTAGTAGTTGATTTACTTGTATTGGTACTGAACACGGTAGTAGTAGATGTGTTAAATACTGTTACAGTAGCGGTTGACGTATTAAAGGTTGTTGTAGTTGCTCTATTTGTAGAGTATGTAGTAGTAGTATTAAACGTTGTTGTAGTAGACGTGTTAAACGTGGTAGTTGTATTGGTACTAGTGTTAAAGGTTGTGGTTGTTGCTCTATTAGTACTATATGTAGTTGTTGTATTAAACGTTGTAGTGGTAGAAGTATTAAACGTAGTGGTAGTTGACCTATTAGTAGAATATACTGTAGTAGTATTAAATACCGTGGTAGTAGATGTGTTGAAAGTCGTTGTAGTACTCTTAGTTGTATTGAAAGTTGTAGTAGTATCTACATTAGTACTATACGTAGTAGTTGTGCCAAATGTAGTGGTAGTACTTGTGTTAAATACTGTCGTGGTAGACTTACTTGTCTCGTATGTAGTAGTTGTAGCCCTGTTGGTAGATATAGTAGTAGTTCTACTTGTAGCTGTAGACGTACTTGTGTTGAAGGTAGTTGTAGTAGCTCTATTAGTGCTTATAGTTGTAGTTCTACTCGTTTGAGTTGTTGTTGAGGTATTAAATGTAGTTGTTGTATTGGTACTCGTATTAAATGTGGTTGTAGTATTTCTATTAGTGCTTATAGTCGTAGTTCTACTAGTTTGTGTATTAGTACTAGTGTTAAATACGGTATTAGTTGACCTGTTAGTTGATACCACTGTGTTAGTACTTCTGTTAGTTGATATAGTTGTAGTTCTACTTGTAGATGTTGACTGACTAGTTTCGTATGTTGTTGTTGTAGCTCTATTGGTACTTATTGTAGTTGTTCTGCTAGTAGCTGTAGCGGTAGAGGTATTAAATGTTGTAGTAGTGTCTATATTAGTAGATACTACTGTATTAGTAGCTCTGTTAGTTGCAAATGTAGTAGTATAAGCGGTTATTGTATTAGTACTAGTATTAAATACCGTTATTGTGTTTGTAGATGTATTGAATACTGTGTTTGTTGCTCTATTAGTACTAACAACTGTACTTGTTGACTTTTGTGTAACCGTACTAGTATTAAACACCGTTGTTGTATTGGTTGATGTGTTAAAGGTAGTTGTAGTGTTTATAGTTGTGTTAAACGTAGTTGTGGTAGCTATATTAGTAGTTATCGTAGTCGTAAATACAGTCGTAGTACTTGTAGATGTGTTAAATGTTGTTGTGGTATCTATATTAGTACTGTACTCCGTAGATGTTGATCTATTAGTAGAGTATACAGTATTAGTAGTTCTATTAGTAGAATATGTAGTAGTAGTATTTCTATTGGTAGATACCACAGTGCTTGTTGTCTTCTGTGTTACAGTAGACGTATTAAAAACAGTATTAGTAGTTCTAGTTGTTTCAAATATCGTTGTTCTACTAGTTTCATAGGCTGTTTCAAAAACAGTATTAGTAGTTTTATTAGTAGAAAAGGTAGTAGTAAAGTTTGTTATTGTGTTTGTAGATGTATTAAATGTAGTAGTAGTAGACGTACTAGTGTTGAAGGTTGTAGTAGTAGCTGTGCTAGTATTGAAGGTCGTAGTAGTATCTATATTAGTTGAGTATACAGTATTAGTTGCTCTATTAGTACTAACTACTGTATTAGTTGATCTGTTAGTAGAAAATGTAGTATTGAAAGTTGTTGTCGTAGATGTCGACGTATTATAGGTTGTTGTAGTTGATGTAGATGTATTAAATGTAGTGGTTGTGCTTGTAGATGTATTGAATGTGGTTGTTGTAGAATACGCTGTCTGCGTCGTACGATTTGTAGACGTGCTCCTCGAAGTTGAGGTACTTCTCTTAAATATTCTAAATAAATCCCACATATACTACGTTATGAAAAATCACCCACATAATTGACTAATGCTTGAGTTGATGATATCACAACGTATGATATTACTGACGTGTCGTTTGCTCCTGTAGTAAAGTTTACACTAGCACCCGCTGGTGTTAGCATATTACTAGGTAAAGCTGCCATACTAAAATCTGCCCCTACACTTGAGGGGTTTTTAAGTATTATAACACCAGATTGTCCAACGTTTTCACTAGCTATTGTCATAACTAATGAGTTTGTATTATCTACTAAGTTAACTACAAAGTTATCGTTTGCGGTTAAATTTATCGTTGATACACCACTACTAGGCGTTACTGTTGTTACTGTTCTTCTTAAATTTTGAGTTATCTTTACACTACCTGTTACATCAAAATCACTACTTACTGTTCCTGAACCTGTCAGAGCTAATGTGCTACCATCAAATGTTAAATTAGCCTCTCCGCTTAAACTGTCGGAGTCAGTTGCTGTTATTATCCTATTATCAGCGCCGTTAGCAATATCTACATTACTATAGTTACTCTGGACAAACTCACCCATTTGACCTAGTGTAAAGTTTTTAGTTGATCCAGATACATCTGTACCTATCAACTTATCACCATCTGTTAATGTTGTATCCGTTGCTATTCTACTAATTCTAGGCATACTACTATTTTTTATTAAACTTTTCGAAACTTCGTCCGCCGAAATAGGCCCCGATCACAGTGATCAAAACTAATTGAAGTAAATCTGTCCACTTCTGCTCGACGTTAAAATTAACTGATCCACTATCCACAAACACCATGAGGACAGTCGATACAATAAGGAAAACTAGCACAAGGGGTCTCACCGATCTTGTTAGCCAGTTGCCATGTTCTAAATCTGCTTTCCATCTTTCTGTTACGTTTTTTTGCATTTCAGCTTCAGCATCAATTAAGATCTTTGTCATCTCTTTTTGAAACGCCTGCTTCTCTGCACCTGTTGTTATAAACTTGTCAGCAACGCTAGCTATTTTATCTATAAAGCTACCAGCTGCGCCGCCAAATAATTTTCCTAATATCTTGCTCATTATCCTTTTGTCCAATACCCGTATTCAACAGTAGCTGAACCAGAGCCTGATTTTACTTTTAAACCTATTGATCCTTTTAGAGGAAAGAAACAAAACTCACCAGGCTGTAAATCTGAAAACGCCTGTGTGCCAGCTACTGTTTCTAATACTAATACAGCAGAAGAATCTGCGTTTTTAATATAAACGTAGTTTATTGTAGCCACGCTATTTGATATTAAAGTTGTTCCTGAAGTATCTACTGAAATTCTTGTTGAATCTACATTTGGAACCGCTGTAGTTAATGAATCGGTTACCGTTAATGATAATGCGTCTGATGTAGTATCAGCACTTGTTAATGTTAATGTTGGTGTTAATGTTGCCATATTTATCTGTATTTTTTACTATTTGCGTTATATGCTTCTTTTTCCCATGGTAAAGACTTATTACGTGTGTCAATATATCTCATAGGTATAACGTGTTGTCTACCATGCTCTTTATCTCTCCAATAATAATTATTATCATCAAACCAGAGCTTACCACTGTTTATTTGTTTTACATGAACTTTTTCATGTTTAATGGCTTCTTTCTGTTCTTTATCTGATGCTTTTCTATTTATCCATATTGTTTTATCTTGATCTGTATAACCAAGAACTTTTTTTGGTAATGTCGCATAACGTATTAGCTGACCTTCCTTTGAACTAGGATGGTGATCTAATACCTCATTTTTACTTTTCATTTTAAATGCCATTACCTATCTTTATCTTTTATCATATCATCTATAGCTTTATTAAACACTTTATCTGTATATGATTTGTTATTATAGAATACATTTCTATCTGATATTGGTAAATCTTCATCACCAAGTAATATTCTATATATTCTGCTTATTATTTGTGAGCATTTAAATGATGTCTTAAAAATGCTGTATTTAATTGTAGTTCTGTTTCTATGTCTCCATACTTCTATCCAACCTGCTTTACGTAAACGTTCCCAGCGTTGTTTATCCCAAGAATATGTGTATGTTCCGTTTATAAAATCGTCACGTGTGAATCTTCCTTTACAGTCTAAATAAATTAGTAGTTCTAAGTCTGCGTCTTTTAAATCATAAGTTTTACAGGCCCATTTACGAACGAGCCTGTAATACTTAAGGATTTTCATCTCACGCAAATCGCTTGCGTCAATTCTCATCTATTATGTATCTAATGTAATAGCACATGCAGATATGTTACTATCAACGTAAACAGAGTTTACATCATCAGCAACAACTACAAATGGATCACCATTTGGATGTGCATTTAAAGCAGAAACGATACTTGAAAATACAGTTTTTTCTGTATCAGCAGTAACTGTTAAAGCTACATTATCAGCAGCAGCACCGTCAGTACCACCACTACCAATAGAAGATTTAAATTTTAAATTAACAGCACCATCAGAAGCACAAGTTATAGCTAGTAGATTTTCTACTGGGTAACAAGCCGCATCATCAGCTGCGTCAATAAATACTAAAAATTTATTCATCATTATTGATTTTAAATGTTAAACATATATAGTATATAGTTTTAAGTTTAGAGTTTATGGTTTAGTCTATTAACACCACATCACCAACTTTGATGACATAGTATAATATGTCTTTATGTTGTATGCTGTGTCCAGCGTGTTTATCATAATACACAATATCACCCTCACTTACGCCTTCAACAAGGTTACCTATACTAATAACCTCGGCCTTTATATACCTATTGTCACTGTCTACACTTTCCATGATATCTAGACCAGCGATCTTTTTAGGTTGTTCTTTTATATTGCTTACTACTAAATAATAATTAACGGCTTTCATTTGGATTAAGTCTAATGTTACTTACAATACAATCAGCCGACGTTATAGTAGTCGCAACACTAACCGCGTTTTTTAGTGCGGTCTTTGTAACTAAGACGGGGTCTACGATTCCAGCTTTGATCATTTCAACACTGTTACCCGAGATAACATCAAAACCAACGCCAGTGTTGGTAGGCGTTTCGTAGTTTTCTATACCAGCATTACTCATTATAGTTGTGAAAGGTGCTTTAATTGACTTCGCTAGTATTTTCTCCCCAATATTGTTACTTTTTTCAAGTTCTTGCGCAGCGTTTAGCAGCGCTATACCACCACCTGCAACTATACCTTCACGTAAAGCTGCTTTAGTAGCGTAAATAGCATCTTCAACCCTGTCCTTCTTTTCTTTTAATTCAACTTTTGACACGGCACCTACGCGTATCATGCCAACTGAACCACTTAACATGCTCAGTCTTTGTTGTAAATGCTTCTTCAAGAACGGATCTTTCTCTTTTTCAATGAGCTTTTCAACGTCTGCTATTCTTTTCTGCACTACTTTTGTGTTTTTATCTACAGTTAACACAGTTTTTTCGTTATCTGTTACACTTTTTAGCGCAGAACCAAGTACATCTGGCTGTATTAGGTCTAAATCATCACCTAATTCTTCATTTATTACCTTTGCACCGGTTAAAATTGATAAATCTTCAAGTGTTCCTTGCCTTGTGGACATAAAACCAGGTAAATCTATGATATTTACGTCTATATTACCCTTAATTTTGTTCATCAAGAGCGCGGACTTTGCTTTTTCATCAATTTGTGCTATAATTAACAGTGATTTTCTTTGTTGAATCACATGTTCTAGCACGTTTTGTATCTTTCTAAGGTTAGGTATGTTACAATTTACAATTAAAATAGCAGGATTATCAAGTTCTGCTACACCTTTGTCCTTATTCGTAGTAAAATGTGGCGATGTTAGGCCAGCTTCAAACTGTACACCATCAACAACTTCAGAAAAAGTCTTTTCAGATTCAGACTCTTCCATCATTACAACACCGTTTTTACCTACTTCTTTGTAAGCTTGTGATATAATTTTTCCAAGCTGCTTATCGTTGTTGCAACTAATGCTGCTAACGTGTTCCAAAAGATCGCCTTCAACCTCAACACTTTGTTCTTCAAGATATTTATTAACTTTTTCCAAGCCTGTATAAATACCGTCTTTAATTTCACGTATAGAGCTACTAGATAATTCTTCATTTATATTTTTTAATAAAGCTTCGGTTAAAACTATTGATGTGGTTGTACCATCACCTGCTTCCGCTACAGTTTTTGCCGATGCTTGTTTTACTAATCTTGCACCTATATTCTCAACGGGATCAAGCAAGACAACCGATTCAGCTACAGTTACACCGTCTTTTGTGATCACCGGAGAGCCCAGGGCATCTTCGTATATTACACACATACCTGAGGCACCCAGGGTGGACTTGACCGCCGCGGCCAGTTTGTCCACACCTGATAATACCTTTGATCTGGCATCATTGCCAAAATTAAGATCTTTAACGATCTCACTAGGGTTATTATATTCCATTAAATTATATTTATTTGTTATTTAAATGTTTTTACAACTTTAGGACCTTTTACAAAGTCTAACTTTTTGTTGTAATGTTCAACGCTACCATCAATAGCAAGTTCTGCACTTTCTATTGTTTCACGTCTAGTGACATCGTACCATGTTTCTTTGTTTTCAATATCACGGTACTCGGTCTGATAGTATCCATTAGGTAATTGGACTATCCTCCAGTTTTTCTTATCTGAAAGATGTTTCCATAGTTCAATGGTTTCCTCCTCAGAGTTTGTCATTTGTTTATATTGTGGTTGACCATTCCACGTTTTAGTGGTCTTATAATAAAAGTATGTCATAGTTTTAAGTTTATTATTGGTTTAACATGGTGTATTTCTACACTTATTTCTTCTTATGTCCCATTTTAGGCTTTTTCTTCATAGCCATTTTTGGTTTTTTAGCTATTTTAGGTTTTTTAGCTATTTTAGGTTTTTTACCCATCTTAGGCTTCTTACCCATCTTAGGCTTCATTTTCATTTTTGGCTTTTTTTTCATCATTGTTTTATAGTTTAAAGTTATTTCTTTTTATTAGGATTACCCTTGCCACCGTCTTTTTTACTAGCATGTACAGCTTTTCTTTGCGCATCAGAAACATATTTCATAGGCTTCTTCATCTTTGGTGGGTTTGCACCATACATAGCGGGCGTACCGCCTCTGAACATATCTAAAAATGATTTGCCCTGTCCTATTATACCACCAGATAATATATTACCGATATTACCTAATGTAGTCATAGACCCATCATCTTTAGTAAGTATACCTTTTAAAAACTTAGGTTTAAGTGCTGATTGCTCACCCATACCCATTTGTGGTTTACCTTTATTTATTATTTCGTATTTTTTAATTTCCCACTGATCTAACTTACCGTTCTTGTTAATATCCTTAGGTGTGTATTTTTTTGCTGCCATTATTGTTTGTTTAAATAGTTTTTTCTTGCTTGTTTAAATAAGTCTTTGTTTACCGCGTAGTTTCCTCCACTTACACCAACTCGTCTGTAGCTCTCTCGTCCCATGTTGTTTAATACTTGTTGGTTTATTGATTGTCCTCGGATACTAGTTCTACTTACTATAGTATCGCTTGGTTGAACATTAGCTTCATATAAATCATCTGCGCTAAAGTCAGGATATTCCCGCATAACGCTTTTGTTTTGTTTTTTGTATGATTTAAAATCTAATTCACCCGCAATGTTATCTTTTACATTGTCGATGCCTTCGTTTATCTTATCGCCTATTTTTTTAGTCAAGCCTTTCAGACCTAAACCTCGTTTGTTTTGCTGCGGTAAGTTTACATAGTTAAGTGGTGCGTTTCTCATATTAGAAATAATTACAGGTTTCTACTCGTATTTAAGTAAGGTGACAATAGCCCCTTATTATTAGACTATATAGGGCTAATGTCACTATAAAAAAGTAGTGAGATAATTAGAACTGGAGTATTGCACTATGACAATATGTCATATAATGTATAATAAAAATGACAATATGACAATGGGCCCCACTATTAATATATATATTTGTATGAATTTTTTTACAATGTATATACGACGATGTGTAGATAATATATACAACTAACAAACAATGATAAATATACTACAATTTTCCACATATTTTTTATTAGATAGTAAGGCGAAGCGCGGTATACTTTTCACTACTAAATTTACAGTAAAACAAATACACTACTTTACAATGTAAATACTACAACTAAAAGATAATACTTATAAATAACTTAAACAATTAAATATATACACTATGAATACTATAACTTCTAAAAGATTTGTTGTAAGAAAAAGTCTTCTTAATACAAACACTAACATAACTTTTACTAACAAAGATGGTCACGAAATTACTTACAATCACGATAGAGTTTTCGAGATAATGAAAGATAAACTAACTACTTTACCATGTTGGCTAAAGTACAAGAGTTACACTGCGACTAACAATATACCATTAGTACTTAGAGGTAAACAATTACAATAATAACTATGAATATAAAAGAAACTATAGAAAATATACTATTTTTAATACTATTAACTTTAACATTATGGGTGTCACTAATAGTAATATAATTGATGGAATGATCTACTTGTCTGAGATAGATAAGTGGATTACTGTTGAAGAATATAAAGAATATATACAATGGAAAAAAGAAAACGTATAACTATACTTACTAGTGAACAAATACAAATGATTATTGACGAGTGGGATAATAGATACAATGTAAATACGAATACTACAAGATAACATTAATATGAATGTACAATACAACGCGTACCAAACCATAAAGTGTGGCAAAGGTACAACAGAAAAAGATTTATACGAACTATTTGGCGACGCTATCAGTGTATATGATGAGCACGGCAATGAAATAAAAGATTACTTTAAAATTAAATACAGAAATGGCTGGAACAATGACTAAATACGAACAAGAACAGCAAGCACTACAAGATGCTTTTGCTAGAAATATGTTACTACGTTATGATATACGCGAAGTAACTTCACGAAGACAAGCACTAAATGGTACTCGAGCTTTTGAGTTTCCTGTTAGTTGCTTCAGTAAACAAATGAGAGCTTATAATGGCGATGATAAATTACCTAAAACTAAACTACGTATGGCGGTTTATAAGTCAGGTATGGTAAGAAAAATTAATGGCGCATGGTGTCCTTACCCTGTAAATAGAAGATATAGCAGGCTACATAAATACACGGTAATGCGTAGCGACGGCAAGAAAAGCTGGATGGAAAGCAGACAGTATATGCAAATGGCGTACGAAAAACATCTAAATATGATGGTAAGTCTAAACTATATGTTAAACTATTACTTAAAAAATTATGCTAAGTAAACTAAGTATACAAGAATTTGAAAGAATAGCAGATCAAACTGCAGAAGAAATAATGAAAGACATAAACAGACAGTGCGACTGGGCGCTTGATGGCTATGAAATTAAGAAAGACTACATGCAACTTCATAATACACTAATGAAAGCTGTGACTAAAAGAGTCGCAATTAAAATGGGTGTAGTAACACTAACTAACAAAATTACAACGTAAATACGATAACTATTAGATAATATTTATATGATATGTAACAAATGTACTAAAAATATAATACCTCAAGCACGGTTGGCACTAGGGTATACCTCTTGCGTCGACTGTTCCACCGTTGAACCTTATGGCTGTGTGGCTATCACATACCACAAAACCGGCAACACTATCCAAATTATGCCGAAAGCACAGGCGAAACGTATACGTAAGCTAACCGAGCGTAGAGGTTACGGCACTATGTTAAGAAACGTATAGTGTATATATAAGCTCGCATTGTTGCACCTTATAACTAGGTAGGTTTGATCACCTATGAGTAACATAAGGTAACTAAAGCGGATGTAAGACGAGCTCAGGTCAGGTATGGCGTCGGGAGTTTAAGTCTCTCCTACAGGAAACACAGTAGATCTTGTGTTGAAAACAATGAAGGTTCGATTCCTTCACTGACCACTATGAATATGAGTTATTGCAGATTCGAAAATACAAGTAAAGCTATGAGCGACTGCTTGGACGCCATAAATGACGGCGATTATAAAGATCTAACAGAGTATGAAAGAAATGGTCTGATAGATATGTTAGCCTACTGTGACGATATACTTCACCACAGAGAGGAAATTGAAGAGGAATTAAAAGTTATACAATCTAAATACGATTACTAACGGATAATATTAATATGAATTTATACCAAAAACTAAAACCAGAAATTAAGTCAAGGTTACAAAGTAACAGTGACAAGTACGCTGTAAGTGTTAGCGGTGTTATTGACAGACTAAAGTCTACACAATACTACAACGAGCTAACTATCGGCGATATTAAGCAGATCAGAGCATTTGGTGATGTATCATCAACTGATGTACTCTGGCCTGAAACAATGTTTAACACTAAATACTAATGAATGAAAGCATTACTAGACGAACAGGCTATGATCGAAGAACTATGCGCGCACTATGGCGAGCAAGAAGTCGAACGATTAATAGCAGAAGCAAAAACAGATACACTAATAGAATTATATAATGATATGCCAAACGGCAAGAAAATAACATGACACAAGCAGAATTTAACAAACTAAATAAAGCTATTGATTTAATGGCTAAGAATATTATGGGTGATAAAGGCCCAGAATATACTATGATGGATGATGATGTGTTAAATAATTTTAAAAGCACAGCTAAACGCCTGAATACCAGCGCGTTAAAGGTATGGGCTACATACTTTGATAAGCAAGTTAACAGTGTATTTGCGCATGTTAACCATGCTAATGTAAAGAAAGCAGAGTCTCTTGACAGTAGATTTGCTGATATTATTAACTATGCAAAGCTTGGCGCTGCATTATTTAAAGAAGAAAGATGAGAACAGATCACTTACAAAGTCTATTAGAGATAATAAAAGACGATATGAAAAGAAGATGTGAACAGTCTTTCTATGAAGAACACAGAGATAAATGGGGCGACTACCACAGTGATATACACGAGATGATTAAAGATATGAAGAGCGGCTTGAAATGAAGATAGACGCTAGAGGTAATTTAATCAAGCAAAATCAATACAAGAAAAAGAAATATAAGTATAGATTTACTTGTGAAGATGAACACGTAGTTGGCACCACTGACGATCCACGTAGAACATTAGAGTCTATATGGAAAGTTTATTGGCACTGCAAAAAAGATATATGCGTAGACCTTGGCACAAAAAACAAAAGTAAAGAGTTGTGTGTAACACAAGGCAAAGAAACAGTATATACTTATTGCAATGAAGATATAACAGTACACAAATTTAAACAATTATTAGATGAGCACTAGAAATATGACAATGGTAATCGAAAGAGATTACGCAAGCAACCACGAATTAGGTTTTGCACAAAACCCTGAGTTGCTAACAGAACATAGCTATGTTAATATGTACTTGCATCACGATGGTTATCCTGAGTGGCAAGGCGTACAAATAGCTAACTGGTTACTAGCTAACCAAACAATTAATGACGGCACTAGACTTGCGGCTAAACTTGTACATGATATGTACTATGACAGTTGCTACCTATATGAAGGTCCAGAGGTTATCGATCATAACTATACATACGTAATATGGACAGGTGATAACAAAGATATGTGGGTAAGTTGCTATGATCAATACTGTAATGCAAATGTGTTTGTACTTACACCTGATAAAATACTCGCAAAGTATAGTAATCAGAAGTATAGCTACACAGATTTTGCTAAACAAACTAGATCACAACAAGAGAAACAGTATGTAGCTAAAGATATGCTACACCCGTCAGGTTATGATTAGACAATGTAAATACGATATATGGAAGATAACATTGATGAATTACAATTACGACTTGAAATATCTGATATGGCATGGGAAATTGACAGGCTAAAAGATATAGAACAAGCATACGTAGATGTAGAAGAATACGAAAAAGCAAGCATTGTACTTGCAAGACAAAAGCGACTAATACGATTAATTAAAAACAAAGAAAAAAAACTAAAACAATATGACGACACACTTTAAACCTATGCTCGCGCACAAGTTCGATAACAAGCGAGTTGACTGGTCCAAGCCAGTATTTATACAACCTAAACTAGATGGCATCAGATGTATCATGAAGTCTGATGGCTGTTACTCTCGTAACGGTAAAAAGTTCATGAATGTACAACACTTGTATACAAAAGCTATACAAGATTTATTCAAAGCAAACCCATTGCTTGTAATCGATGGCGAGCTGTATAATCACGATCTAAGAGATAATTTCGAAAAGATAGTATCTCTTGTCAGAAAACAAAAACCAACACCAGACGACAGGAAAGAGGCACGTAAGCTCATACAATATCATGTGTATGATTACTGCATGGCTGTAAACAACAAGCTAAACTTACTCGAGTCTGATATGAACAGATATGAAAAGCGTATGCATCAGTTAACATGCAGCGATATGTATGGCAAGCACATCAGATATGTACCGTCAAGAGGTGTACATAACCTTGATAAAGCCAAAGAAATACATAACGACTTCTTAGAAAAAGGCTACGAAGGCTCTATACTCAGGCTAGATGGTCCATACAAATGCGGTAGATCATACGATCTTATGAAGTTCAAAGACTTCAGCGATACCGAAGCTAAAATTGTAAGCTGGGTCGAAGGCAAAGGCAAAAGACGTGGCACAATCGGCAAGTTCATTGCTGTTGACAGTGATGGTGTCAGGTTCGGTATGCCAGTCATGGATAACTTTAAAAAGCTACAGAAGAACTTCAAAGCTATGCAAGACTGGGTTGGCAAGACTGCTACGTTCACGTACTTCGAAAGAACAAGAGCAGGTAGCTACAGACATCCATTATTTAAAACAATACGTGACTATGAGTAAAATTAAAAGAATACTAAAGGCATTTAAAAATCTTTTCATCTTAAACCCACAGAAGAAAAATGTGGGTAAAAAGATGTATTGGGATTAATTATTTTTTAACTAAAACTATAATATGTTAAAACTATTTATTATCTTTACAGGCCTA